GGAAAGACAGGCTTGGCATGGAGCCTGATATGTACATTGCACGCAGGCGCATGAAAGAAGGTTTTAAAGCGGGCGGCAAGGTAAGCTCTGCATCTAAACGCGCTGATGGTATTGCAACCAAGGGCAAGACACGCGGTAAGTATATCTAATGGATAAGATTGGCAAAGTCATGCGTGAGTTTAAGGAAGGCAAGTTAAAGTCTTCCTCTGGACAAAAAGTTACCAACCCTAAACAAGCCATTGCAATTGGCATATCGGAGCAAAAAGCTATGAAAGGTTACAAAGCAGGCGGTGAGCCAAAAGCCATGGTCAAGAAAGAAGTGGCTTTTATGAAAGCCAAAGGAGCCCCAAAGCCAATGGTCAAACATGAAATGGCCGAGATGAAGGGCATGAAGAAAGGCGGTATGGCGGCATCTAAGATGGGAGCTGTGAAGACTGCTGCACCATCTATCAATGGCGTTGCCAAAAAGGGCAAAACCAAAGGCACGATGATCAAGATGCGTAACGGTGGTTCTTGCTAGGTGACTTGTGGGTCTTCCAGTATTCGATGCTGAGTGGTTTGGTCTAACCGGTCCAGAAGGGACTGCGGAAAAAATACGGCGGTTTAACGCCGCCGGAACGACGCTTGAGGAACTAAGATCGGTAGCCGACGAAGGCACGATCTCATGGATGTTGGACAACGGGTATAACCCACCTGCTGCCCAGCAACCAACCTATACAGAGCCCGCTCCATCAGACCCAATAGCAGACCTAGCATCTGAACTAGGCCTGCCAAAATTCATTGTTGCAAACTATATAAATGCTGGATATTCCACTGATGAAGTAAGGAATATCTTTGCTCCACCACCACCACCACCTGAGCCCCCGGCCCCACCCGAACCACCACCGCAGCCACCACCGCAGCCACCACCAGGACCAACCGCCGAGGAAATAGCGGCGCAACAAAAAGCAGCAGCCGATTCCCAACAGAGAAGTAAGTATGGGATGACGACTGATGAGTTTCGGTCGCGCCTTATGGCGGGGAGTCCTAGTGATTTATTAGTTGACCAACGGCTCTTGGAGATTACGTTAGAGAAGGGGTGGACTCCTCAGCTAGCCGTTGAGATCGTCAATACAACCTTTGGGACTAATAAGACCGTTAGTGATTACACAACGGCCATGTCCAAGGTGCTGCAAGATCCAATTACCAAGCTGGTACAGAACGGATCTACGGCAAGTGAAGTTGCTGCGATTGGCAAACAGATTGGCATTGATGACGCCACACTTAATGCAGCCATAAGTACGGCAATCAATACCAAAGCCGCCGAGGATATTGTTAAAGGTGTAACGGCTCTTGTTCCGGCCGGCCAGTCGCTTGGATACGATGCGATTGTTAAATATGCCGATGACAACAAACTTGCTTATGCTGATGTAGCAAATGCTTTAAAGAGCACATTTAAAGACACGACATCAGAGCAGATCGTTAATTCGATGGTCTATGAAAAAGACCGTCAGCAGATAGACAGTATTGCTAAAGATGTCACGGTAGATGGAAAGACATCGAGATCGGTTGCATTACCCGATGCCATAGCGTTGGCCATATCAAAGGGTATTGAGACCGATAACCTTGCTAAGTTCTTTGGCAAGACGCCGGCAGAATTCAAAACGATGGTGTCGGATAACCTGGGGTCAATAGCATCTGCTGTTAACAAGGCGGGTGTTGATGCGTCGATAGGTTTGTCAGACCTTCTTGGTATAAGCAAAGATACGACAAATGCAGCGGTAAGAAGAAATGATTTACAAACAGGTATTAATAGCCTTGCTGTTACTAAAGATGGCAAAAGCTCAATACCCTTGGACAAGGCGTTTGAATTTGCCGCAACAAACAAGCTTGGAGATGAGGAGCTTGGCAGCCTGATAGGCATGTCGGTTGCTGATATCACCAAGGCTAGAGATACGATAGCAACCACGGGCAAGTTAAATGATTTAAAAGCGAACGATGGCAAATTAACGCTTAATGAAATACTTGGTGTCGTTGGCGAGAAACAAATGTCCATTGAGGACTTTGTCAAAAACTACTTTGGTAATGACCAGCAAACGTTAACCAACCTGAAAGCCGAAGCAGCGTTTTCTCCACAAGAAAGAGCGTGGCGAGAAACAACGCCATTTGACGGAACCAAAATAGATCAAATTGCAGCATTCCAAGACGCTAACAAACTCTCAGATGCTGACATGCAGAGGGTATTTGGTGTGGCGCCAAAAGATCTTGACACTTATCGTGTCACGTCCGCCATGAATCAGTATGCTGGCGAAGACAAGCAGCTTAGTTATTCAGAGCTGGCCAAGTTTGCTGAAGACAATAAGATGGATTTATCCAAGGTGGTTAGCTATCTTGGAACAGATGAGACGCGGCCAGATATTCTTAAGGGCCTAGAAGCTTATGTGGCGGATTCAAAGTTAACGCCACAAGACAGACTGACTACTCAGTTAAACCAGATTACCAAAGAAGGTACCGCTTCAGGAACCTGGGACAAAAACTCGGGCTGGGATCATCACCTAGAGAAGATGGTGAATTACCTGACGGGCTACGGCATTACTGACTTGAACCAGATTGGAACCCGCCAAGAGGTACGAGGAACTCCAGGAACGGGCGATGAAGACGTTAGGGAGCAGGCGGGTTTTACGGCCATAGAAGGAGAGCCTGCACGATCCTACACAGTTTATTTTGACAAGGTAACGGGCAAGGAGTTGCAGGCTGTTCCAACAAATGTCAACGGTGGCATGTGGCGGTTTGGATCAGAAGGCGAAGGAAGTGGCAGCACAGGCTATTTCCTTGGTGATGCTGGTAACGGTAATGCAGGGATAACCAGTAACTGGGAAGAGAAGTATGGTGCCCGAGAGTATGCACTTCCATTAGCCATCATATCGGCTGTTGCTATGCCGTATCTGCTTCCTGAGTTAATTGGGACTTCGGTTGCTGGCGTTGAATTGGCGGCGCTCGGCGGAGAAATGGCTGCCGGTACAGGCCTAACAGGGACGCTTATGTCTGCCGGCCTGCCTGCATCTGTAGCGCAGGCAACGGCTACAGCGATTGTTCGTGGCACGTATAACGGTCTGGTATCAGAGGCTGCTGGAGGAGACTTCAGCAAAGGATTTATATCGGGTGGCGTGGCACCTGTTCTTGGCCAGATGGCAACAAACTATGCTTACTACAACTTACCGGATGAAATCTTTTCTAATAAAGATTCAATTCTGGTGTCGAGAGCAATTGGTAATGCAGTAACGCAACTTGTCACCAATGGTGAGTTAGACCTAACAAAAATGGCGGCGGCAAGTGTGACGCCTTTTGTTGTAGGTGAGGTGGTTAAGGCAAGTGATGGCACGCTAACAAGCGCTCAAGCCAAGCTTCTTGTAGACACGGTTCTTTCTGGCGGTCAGAACATTACGGCCATGGCTAGCAATCCGTTGGCTGTCTTAAGTTTCGTGCAGAACAATTCCAAGCTATTTGATGAAATAGCTAGTACGGGATCATCAAAATCTAATATCAATTTAACGGGTCTTACCGATGATCAGCAGGGAAGCCTTGTTGCATCAAGCGATCCGAATACACCTTTGAGCCAGGTTGCGATGAACGATGCTGGCCAACTGGTGGTGTCTGGCTCAGGTGAAGATACGGCCATGGCTGCAACAGGGACGGACACGATCAATCAATCAACGTCTGGAACACCAACGGCTACCACTACAGTCACGGCACCTTCTATATCCTCTCCAATCGGAGACCAACTCAAGATAGACACATTAACGCCAACAGGCATTGCATCAGGGACAACGGTCGCAACGCAGCCAGTAACGGTTACGGCGCCCAGCGAAGGTGTTATCGATGAAGCGTTAAAGCTTGATACGTTATTACCAGATACAACAACAGTTAAGACAGAGCCAGTTACTGTAACTTCTACAAAGCTGGGCGACTCAACAGCTACAAAAGTAGATCAAGTTGCACCTGGTGATACAACAACATCAGGCCAGCCTTCAGTGACGGTAACAAGCACAGGATTGCCGCTAGACGCGCCTGAGCTAGATGTTGACGATTTGATACCAGATTTCAAAGTTGATCCACAAGCACCAATACCTGGCTCAGTAAACGCAGGTACGGTCACTGTTTCATCAACACCGATTATCACGCCGACTGAGTTGGTAACAGACACATTACCTCCATCATCAGTGACTACAGGAACCCCAACGGTTACAACGACACCGCCAGTGTCTACCACTACGACGACTGTACCACCGATCATTTTTACGCCGGATGTCTCTATTCCTCTGACAAAACCAACTACAACAAGTACTACGACGAGTGCGACAACTAATTATGATCAGCCATATGTTGCGCCGCCTGAGCTTCCAACTTACTACGGTATGCCGTATCCTAATTACCTACGCCCATTAGATCCTTATTTGCCCATGGGTTTAGCTGCATTAATGGAGTCTTATTATGCTCAAAAGCCGGGGAATGGGAATTATCAATCCCTCCAAAATGCCGGGCCCGAAATTAAAATCCCGACGTGATGACACCGATTTTGTTGAGTACGCTAAGGGCGGATCTGTTGGCTTGTATGCCAACATTAATGCTAAACGTAAGCGCATTGCGGCGGGGTCTGGCGAAAAGATGCGTAAGCCTGGCAGCAAAGGTGCTCCCACGGCAGAGGCTTTCCGCAAGTCTGCCCTGACTGCTAAAGGATAATCATGGCCTATACGACCGGCACCACATCATTCGACCCCAATCTGAATGAAATCATCGAGGAAGCGTATGAACGCTGTGGTCGAGAGCTTCGGTCTGGTTATGACTTTCGCACGGCCCGCCGGTCGCTAAATCTTTTGTTATCGGAGTGGGCGAACAGGGGTATTAATTTATGGACGATGGAGCAAGGTGCAATACCGCTCTATGCCAATCAGATTACTTACCCGATTCCCATTAATACGGTAGATCTTGTTGAGACGACCATCCGCACGGGGGTTGGTTCTAACCAGACGGACATTAATATCAGCCGGATATCGGTGAGCACTTACTCGACGATTCCAAATAAGCTCGCCACGGGACGCCCCATTCAGATTTACATCGACAGATTAGGCGGACAGACTTATGTTTTCGCAGGCACCTTGGCCGATTCTATCTCCTCGTCAGCTACGACAATACCGATGTCTTCTCTCGCGGGGGTGCCATATGCAGGATATGCAAACATTGGAACGGAGACGGTTTATTACTACGGTACTAGCACCCAAGCGCAGAACGTGGCTACAGGCAATTCTGCATATGCTACGTTGAACAATGTCATCAGGGCGCAGAACAACACAACAGCAGCGGCACATGCATCTGGGACGGCGGTAAGCAATACGCAATTTCCCAATGTGACTGTGTGGCCAGCACCGGACCAAGGTTCTATTACGACACCTTATTACACGCTGATTTACTGGCGTTTAAGAAGGATGCAAGACGCAGGGAATGGTGTGAACGTTGAGGATATTCCGTTCAGGTTCCAAGAGGCGTTGATTGCTGGATTAGCTTATAAGCTATCGATGAAGGTAGAGGGCGGCATGGACCGCATGGGTATGCTCAAGGCTCAGTATGATGAAGCCTGGCAGTTGGCGGCTGATGAGGATAGAGAGAAGGCGCCTCTAAGGCTTGTGCCACGCCAAGGGTTTCTTGGTTTTGGTGGTTACTGATGCCTAATAAGTTTGCCAGCGGTAAGTTTGCGATTGCCCAGTGCGATCGATGCAACTTTCGTTTTAAATTAAAACAGCTTAAAGTACTTACAATCAAGACCAAGAATGTTAATATTCTAGTGTGTCCTGAGTGCTGGGAACCTGATCAGCCGCAGTTGCAATTAGGAATGTATCCCGTTGACGATCCTCAGGCTGTTAGGAATCCACGTCCCGATTCCAATTCGTATTACCAGTCAGGTTACAACGGGATGCAGACGAACAACACGGTAGGAACAAGCCCGCTTTACACGGGGGTTCCATCTGAAGGAAGCCGAGTTATTGAATGGGGCTTCAACCCTGTTGGCGGTGCAAGATCATACGATTCCGGCATGACCCCTAATCACCTTGTGGGTCAAGCATTGTTGAACAGTGTCACAGCATCATAGGAGCTGACATGAAGGACGACATCAAGCAGGACAAAAAGACGGCAGCGGCTGCTGTGCATAAGCATGAGAAGGCCATGCACCCAGGCAAGCCCCTAACCAAAATGCGTAAGGGTGGACCTACATCAGAGATGATGAAGAAGATGGGTCGCAACCTTGCACGCGCACGCAACCAGGGGTAAGTTATGGCCAAGTACTCTATGAAGCAGGGCGGCAAGGAAGTCGGTCCGGCATCTGTTTACGCAGAGCCGCATACGATGACTGGCGCCAAGGTTGTTGCATCGCCCAATCCAGGCAAGCAAATGCCATACAACATGGATAAGGATTGGCAGCCCACACATGGGGTGGCCATCAATCCTAATAGCCAAGTCAAGACGACTGGTATTAAAATGCGTGGCGCAGGGGCAGCAACCAAGGGTGTTATGTGCCGGGGGCCGATGGCGTGAACTGGGGTGAGCTGAAGACAGCTATTCAGGACTATCTTGAGACGACGTTTGAGACGTCGACGCTCCAGACATTTGCTCAGCAAACTGAACAGCGCATCTTCAATACCATTCAATTCCCATCGCTTCGCAAGAACGTGACCGGGAGTTTGACCAACGGCAATAAGTATCTTCAGTGCCCGTCAGACTTCTTGGCCGTCTATTCCATGGCGGTGATTGATACGGATGGATCGTATAGGTATCTCCTGAATAAGGATGTGAACTTCATACGTGAGTCATTTCCATCGCCCACGGATACAGGCTTCCCATACTGTTACGCACTATTTGGTCCAGACTATCCAACATTTCCGAAAGAACTGACGTTCATTATTGGGCCAACGCCTAATTCGGGTTACTCGGTAGAGCTTCATTACTTCTACTACCCGTCTTCCATCGGTGCGGGTAATGTGGAGGCAAC